AGACAACCCGTCTTTTTCGTCTTTTTCTTTTTTTTCTTCCACATTAAGAAATCCGTCTCCGTCTTTGTCGAAACGGTCGGCAATTTTGGATTTGTATTTATCTCTTACATCTTTGTAAAGATCAGCAAACCCTGTCACATCTAAATTAGGATTATCCTTCTGAAAGGATTCATAGATTTTATTGGATTCCTCTTGCTTCCTTTTCGCACGCTCTCGCTGTGATGCATCATAGTTTTTATCTGGAAGAATATTCATACCTGTTGGAGTTGGAGTTGGAGTTGAAGGCCCAGCAACTCCTTTATTTCCTGTCGGACCTTTCATGCCCTTTTCTTGGATTGGAGTTGAAGTTGGTGTAGTATCTACCATATTGGAGATAACGCCATCATCGGGGACGGGTTTGCCGACTTTAGATTTCGCGGCTTCTAACATATCTTTCTTTGGCTTGTCCAATGCAAAGTCGGCGGCGAAGTCCTCGACGCTGTCGTAGTCTCCGATGCCTGTAACAGCCTTTGGCTTGTCCAATGCAAAGTCGGCGGCGAAGTCCTCGACGCTGTCGTAATCACCAATGCCCGTAGTAGCGTTTGGACTTCCAGCGTTTGGACTTCCAGCGTTTGGACTTCCAGCGTTTGGACTTCCAGCGTTTGGACTTGAGGAGGCGTCACCCATACCAGCTCTTGAGATTTTCGATGGCCCTCCTGTAAGAGAGGTGGGCGCAAAGTAAGCGGAACTCCCAACTGCCGGAGAGCTATCGTCTGGACTCGGAATATTCGAGGGAGTGTCACCCATACCAGCTCTTGAGATTTTCGACGGCCCTCCTGTAAGAGAGGTGGGCGAGAAGTAAGCGGAACTCCCAACTGCTGGAGTTGCTGCTGGAGTTGCTGCTGGAGTTGCGTTCTTCTTCTTCGCTTTTTTAAGCTCGTCTTTTTTGCTTTTAGCCATAATTACCAGAGGTGCTTGCAGGCCCAGTGGCGTGCGGTTGTCTTGTCTTTAGCGGTTTTGCAGTTGTGTCTGGCCCTGAAATTAGCCCGACGCTTTGGGTTCTTGTGTTTCGTAAAATCGCTGTAATCACGATGTCCATACGAGACTTTCTTGATTTTGTCGCCTTCCTTGCCTAACACGACAAATTTTTTTTTCGATCCTTTCGGGGCGCGTTTAGGCTTATTAAAGCCAGCGAACGTCTCGCCGTGGTATTGGATACGGCCAGAAGGGAGCCGCTTGAATCGTTTATTCGCCACAGGCAGAAGATACAGGTTTTAGGAACAAGTGTCAATCTTCGGGATTCGGGGCAAAAAAAACTTTTCTCCCAGACCTTTAGTACCCCTCTATTTATAAAGGAGTACTAAGAGCCTCAGAGAAAAGTTTTTTTTAGCTGATCAGACTGGTGTCGGGATTATTGAGCGCACCACTAAGACTTTTAATCGTAACCTGTTTCCTGAATCCCTTACCGTCATCGTCTTTAGGTGGGTCGATGGCCACTAGCCCCATACGCTGGCGAGCGCAATCGAGAGCCAGAAACGCAGCATCTGCCAAGTCTGGACTGCGGCCAAACCGTGCCTTGAACTCTGGTTTCGACTCGATCTTCACTCTTAGCGTGCCTGTTCCCTTCGTCATGTCGTAGTTTCTGGCGCACATTTCTTTGGCCAAGTCAGCCGCTACTCCGTAAATCTGGCGGGTCCGAAGCAGTTCCTTGCCTACGAACCAGAGTTCAGATACTCGATTCGTGTAGAGTTCGGCTCCGGTTAGCTGGCTGTTCATGCTGACCCGCTTGTCGGAAGCTTTCCCACCGAACGTCACCCGCATAAAGGAACTCTCCCACTCACCAGCCAGAACGTCGCAGAACGGCGCACCCGCTCCGGTCGAGTCGAGTGCCACGTTGTTAGCAGAGATATTCCTCCGTTTACAGTGGTCGATAATCTGATGGACGATCTGGTAGGTTCGGGGAACAGCTTTATTAGTGGCGTCGTCATTTAGGTGGATCGCTTCTCCTAACTTGCAGACGTATTGACCGTTTCGAGCGTAGCCGACTTCGGCGGTATACATAATAGTCCGGTCGCCGCCATTAGTGAAGGCCGGATCTATTCCGGCAACCACCGTTGGTTTATCCGCCCAATCGACATCACCCATAGCCCCGCCCTTTATAAGCTCTGCCTCAGAGTAGATTCCGGTTGTCTCGTCGGAGTCGAAAAAGACAGCGCGAACCATCCGCATATATCCTCTGGACTCCGGCCCCAATAACGCCCTGTCTTCCGCCAGCTTCTCAGCGGTAGGTAGCCAAGGATATTTAACCTCTCCTAAAGTAATGTTCGGACTCCGCTCACCGTCCAGCCGGAGATAGTGGCCGTTCCATTTAGTGGTCCACCTGTCAGCGGTCTGTGTGTCTACGGACTCCCAGCCCTTCTTCGGCTCCGACCAGACGCCGAATGCGTCGAATCGGCTGTTCGGGTTGGACATACCGATCATCTGGAAAAACGGGTTCTTCGACAGGTTAGTCAGGCCAGCCTGCAAGATACTCTCAGATAGTTCTGAAAGCTCGTCGCCGATCATGATGACACGCTTCTGCTTAATCCCGATTATCTTGCCAATCGCGTCTCTAGTTTTACTACGCTCCGCTGCGATAAGCGAAAGACCCGCTCTTTCGATAAGCATCCCGTTCTCATCCACATACGCGGCGTTTCCGATTGAGTCCCGTATCTTGATCGGCGCACCCTCAATCACGGACAATAAAGACATCACGGAACCCCAGACACGTTTACGGGCCTCACGCAATGTGGTAGATGTCATCAAGACCAGTGTGTCTCGCGGCTGAGATAGCCACTGGACGATGCCCCATGCGGCCATCGTGTGGGACTTTCCGCTACTGGCTGACCCGCCGACCGCCAGATACTTGTGCTTAATAGCAGCCCGAATCATTTTCTCTGCCCAAGGATGGCGGACCATCATCTTCTCCGGCAGTTCATCCCTATTCCAGAGTTCGTCGCAGACTCTCCAGAAATAGAACTCCTTTGCTTTGTCGTTCGGGTGGTGCGCGAAACCGTAAAGTAAAGCGGTAAGGAGACTGGTGGGCTGGATCATTAGACCGCCCACGTCCATTTTCTTGGATTGCGGGTCGATGCGCGGCTCTAGAACGCGCTTGCGCTTGTCTGCTTCTGAGGGCATAATTAAGTTGATGTCTGAAAAACCTATAAGAGAGTGCGAGGCCGAAGCCTTGCGCCTTAACAAAGAAGGTTACAGTAATAGTGCGATTGGTCAACACATTGGGGTCCACCGCAACACAATTCGTAAATGGCTGAAGAAACACGGAGTCGCTGCGAAGGTGAACGGGGACACGTCGGACGGTAAGGTTCTCGACAACCTGATCCAAAACACAAAAGTCAAAGACGAACACCTGAAACCGGACGACGACAAAGACCAGCTTAAAGAAGATATTGAGGAACACTTTAACGAGACGGTTAGTTCGGCCATTGTTGAAGAACGGTTCCGAGCGTCGAAAGAAGAGGATGTTACCCTTAACGAGATCGCGGAGGCGCAGAACTCACCCGCCGACAAATACCAGCACTACGTAGCCGCAGCCGGAATTAAGTTACTGCGTGACTCGATGAAGACCCTGCGTGGGCCGAGGACGATCCGCGAGATGTCTGAACTCGACCAGCTTATCAGACGTAACTTGGGTCTTAACGCGAAGACTGGCGGAGGCAGTAGTAAGATGCAGATCGATATTTCTATCCTCAACAACTCCAAGGCAGACAAAGGAGGAGGGGCAATAAAACAGAAAAAAACGATTGACGCCGAGACCGGAAAAGAGATTTAATAGCTCCACAATGTTTGAAGATCGTGAACCCGAAGTAGGGGCAAGGTTCATCACCCGAGTAGATGAGGGTGCTGATTTCCGATTTCCTGTCGATACCGCCGACGGCCTATGGTATCGAGTGAGACCGTCAACGGCTCGCGAAGTGTTCTACCTGCAATCGTTGCCAAAAGGGATCAGGGTTCTTGTGCCAGCGGAGGGCGACGGCCTACTGATCAGAGGAGATTCAATACCAGTCAAATAATGAAAAAACAATTAGATTGGCAGAACCTAGATATTATTCGTCTTTTCTTACTCCACCGTGAGGCAGACTTTGAGGAACACATAGAAGAATACGGGTTCAGCCCCTCAGAAGCGGAAGATTACCGAGAAGAAGTTATGCAGCTCCTGTGGGATAAAATGGAAGAAGTATTATGAAACCCGAAACCCTATTCCGTCTCCACGAAGAGACGTGCAAGAAAACGCTCGACATCATGCGTGCGAAGAACAGCGACTACTGCGGTGGCACTGAGACCGTAGACGCGCTCGCTAATTTCAAGTCAGCTAAATCGTTAGGACTCCATCCGGTTACCGGACTCCTGTTAAGGATGCAGGATAAACTGATGCGGATTAAGTCGTTCGTGAACGATGGTCAGTTACAGGTAGCTGGCGAGTCCGTCGATGACGCCTGTGAGGATCTTGTGAACTATTCGATTCTTGCGAAGGCTTTGCTCACTGAGGAACGAGAAGAACACTGCGAGACGTGCGATGGGCCTGTGGAAGATGACTGCGACAATATGTATTGTCCTGAGTATACTCCTAATAGGACGAAAACGACTTTATTTTAATGGGGAATATTTTCAAAGTATTGACGCGAGAGGAGAGCGTTAAGACCGATAATTTGAAAAAGGTTCTCTCCCCCTTCGGCGAGGTCGAAGTCATACCGGACATAGAAGGTGATCTTGAGGGTTACACTGGTATGACGGGTAGGTGGTTAAAGCATACAACGGCGTGGGATCTTTTGTTCAAAGATCTCGCAGAGGAATACACTTGGGTTATTGAGGATGATGTCGCGTTCAATAAAAAGACAATCAAAAGTATCTTGGAGGCTCTTGAATCCGACAAATCTGATTTAATTTCAAATACGTTACACCCAAAAAGTAGACGGCCTCGTTGGTGGTGGTGGCACTTAAATTACCGCTTTGAAGACTCTGAACTTTTGACTTCGCTGAATTGTTTTTGCAGGATATCCCCGACCCTTATTCAAAAAGTAAAGCAGCACCGAGATGAGTATGGTAAGTTCCTATTCCATGAAATACTCCTACCATCTTTAGCTGAGACGAGACTAGATTTTAGGGAGACTAAGTTTAAAGATTATTTTAACAACTTCCATTGGGCCGAGTCAAAAATTGATCTGGAATCGGTTTTAAAGTCTGCTATATACCATCCCGTTAAATCGGATGATAAACACACAGAGATCTGTAGATTATGATCATTGGAGTAGACAACGGATTAGATGGCGGACTCTGCGCCATATCGAAACACGACGGTAGCCTCATCGATAAGGTCAGGATGCCCACTTTTCAGATGTCGAAGAAGAAAGAGATCGACATCCGTAAGGTTCATCAGTGGGTAATGGATCTGAACACCCCCTTTATATTTGCGGTCGAGGAACCGTTGGCGCACGCGAAGAGTAGCCAAGCCGTTAGATCAATGGCGATTAGCTTTGGTAAGTTAGT